GATATTCCAAGCAATGCCTTTGAAAACTCAGTCATGTTTCTCTTCCCCTTTCTTTCCTGTTCCAAAATGTTTTGCATTATACTCTTCAAACACTTTGAACGCTTCGAGAGGGTATTGCTGTTTGAGGTCCCTGTATCTCTGCACAGTGCCCCAATAGAGGCCGCACACCGCGAGCAGCATAATTCCCCAGCCAATTATCCCTACCTGCGCGAATATCCAGCTGTGAAATATGAACGCAGCCAGGGAAGCATTCAGCACAATGAAGTTCAATTTCATTCGTCAAACGCCTCCACTACACCACTTGATGAAAATGCCTGCCAGACCTGGAGAACAAAGCCAAACATTGCCAATAGTCCTATGAGCATTAGTACTGATGATGCGGTGCCGTCTTGAATAATATCTGCTACACCAGTGACAGGGTTTACTTTTGTTAGCGTTCCGCTGATGTATGTGTTGCTCATTGCCCAGCAAATTATTCCTGAGAACAGCATGCACATAATAGTTATTATGTTTTCTCTGCCTGTTACAGCACAGAATAAACTGATAACAAACAACAGTGCTGCCAGGAACAGTAGTAAATACATTGTTGAGATGTCCATATTTCCTCCGTTTCCTGTATATAAATAGGTCGGAAAAGTATTTAAACGTTGGCAATGTTTTTTGCTAAAGTATTTCCTGCAGATAAGCCTGCTAGTATTGCGAGTATGATTAAATCGAAGAATGCAACCATCTCTATTTGTGAGAGTCCCTGTACAACTTCTGTTGCAAGGTATCCTGAATATAAGATGAATAATCCAGAAAGTTGCTCTAATACTATAAAACCACCGTTAAGCATATTTATCGCCGCTGCATTTATAGCCAACAGTCGTAATATGGTAAACTGTCTATTGCTTCTTCTGCACTTTCTGCACCAAACAATGCTACGCCTACACCTAACTCTGTAAGTGTTACAAATTCCTTATCCATGTCATAGTCAATAAAACCATGACTCCACAATCCGCGAAGGGTACGCCCATCAAAGAGTGTGGTACGAAGCCATGCGCTGTGACTTTTACTAGCTGTTACTATATCATACATTGATTTAAGTAGACTGATTTCTTTAGCTTGCATTATACCACCCACTTAATTTCTTTGATACCTTCTATGTGCTGCAACTATTTAAAGATTTCTTTTTAGGGTGTTAAATGTATTAGAGCCGCTACAGTGAGCGTAAAAATTTGGATAGGTAATCATCCAACAATAAAAAATAATTCAACCTTGAGCCTTCTACGAAGCTGCGCCTTTTAAAAAAGTAAGATAAAGATCAGTCAGTTTAAAACTGACTGAAAATTATTGCACCTGTAAACAACAACACAGCTACAATAAGTATACCTTGAATATCATTTACCAGGTATATAGGGTGACCCTTCCCTCTAATAGTTCCTACTACGGCACTTAACAACACTACCAACACTATTACACTCACCATGCCTACTGTGGAACCCCACAAGCTTACAAAGCTTGAGCTTTCTACTAAAGTCTGAGTTCCTGGTGCAGCAGTAACTGTTACTGCGTTATAGCTTGTCAGTGCATTGCTTCCTGCATCATTTGTGGCAGTAAGGGACACATCATAAGTGCCTGCTTCAGTGTAAGTGTGGCTTGGACTCTGTTCAGTGGATGTTTCACCATCTCCAAATACCCATGCCCAGGAAGTAGGCCCGTTCAGGCTGGTATCAGTGAACTGTACTGTTAGTGGTGCTGTTCCAGATGTAGTGCCCACAGTGAAATCAGCATCTGGCACTAATACTGCTTCAGTACCAAAGATATGATCGCTATACCCTCCTGAATATGTCCAGTCTATGAAACCTGTGTTATTGCTTGTAACCTGCGCGTAGTTGGTATTGTCTCGTGTGATCTGAATTGGTGTGTTTGCGGGAAAACCGCCAAAGATATGTTGTGTTGTAATTGTAGATACATCCGATGATTCTGACCAAGTGCGCTCTACCTCTCCCCATTGTGTCACTGTCACGTTTATTTTGCCTGAAGATGGGATTATAGATATGTTTTCGGTATCCTTAAAATCACTAGAAGACCCTGCAGCTAGTACAGCTTCAATATCATCTAATGTTCGTGTTTGTGTAGATGCATTAACAGTTGTGCCGTTTGCTCTGAAAGTTGTTTTCTCGTTTAAAATAACTAAATCAGTAGGCATATCCAGCGATACTGTTTTTCCGTTATTGTCCAAGTCTATTGCAGCTAACAGTCCTGTGACCGAGGGAGCTGTATTTCCAACTGTACGCACCTGGCCTAATTTGTATCCATACGCATCTTTATATCCTTTCATAGTTATGAAAATATAATCCACTTCAGACTGATTAAAATCATTATTTTCACAATTGAGTATATATAAGCCTTTACAACCTGTTAGATCTATATGAGTTAGATTATTATTCTGCAATCGCGCCGTTTTAGACCAATTCGGAAATGTACCAGACAGATTAGCTGATGTGAAATGATTATCATTCGCATATATAAAATCAAGTCTAGTAGAGCCTACACGCAATTCACCTGTTTGATTATTTCCCTGTATCATGAGCTCAGTTACATTCACAAATCTTTCAGTTGGAATATCTGTTGTTAATGTAGGGTTTGTGTGACAACATATATGCCAATTTGTAATATTTCCACTGGCCCATGTGATTGATGTTAGTGTGTCATCCTGATTTGCAAGCCTGATATCCTGCATATTTGGAACATCAGAATAGTCCATAGTAGTTATTCCACAAGACTCAGCACATACTCTTTTAATACTAGGTGTATTTTTTAATACAATATTATGCAGGCTTCCGCAATAGAATGCTTCAACTGTCGTCAAACTTGTAAAATCCGTAAAATTCAACAGTGGAATTGTATTTCCTGCACCAGAAGATGCCCACTTAACTAACGAGCTATTTACATTTTCAAGTCCATACACAGCCTTAACATTTTGTGCTGTTTTAAGGATGACTGTATTACCATTATAGGTATCTCCTCCGTCCTGTGCACCATATCCTAGATTTATTTGAGTCAATGCACTCCATGGTGTTACCTTTAGCGTCTGATTTCGTTCCCCTGTTGAGCCAAAGCTTACACTAGGCTCTAACGATGTTGATGTACTACCATCACTAAACGTCCACAATATAGTAGGCGACCCTGTCACATTTATACTTGGTGCAAATGTTGAGCCTGTTGTCGTAAATGTGATATTTTCCTCTGCACAAGAAGATAAAGGTGATAATACTATCAGTAGTAGGGTTACGAATATAAACATGTGAGTAGACTTCATTTTGTTTTTAACCTCCTTTTAACTGTTTAATGTAAGTGTGGTATAATTAGACTCTCCACATACGCACGATATATACATGCTATATATAATGTACGTGAAAGTATTTATATGTGTTCTAAGCACTTTCTAAAAAAGAAATAAGTTAAAATATTTAAAACTTTTCTTCAATCTTTTTAACTCTTTCGTTTATTTCTAGTAATAACTCATATTGTGGGCTCCTACCATCAATTACTGCCTGCTTTTGTGCATATGAGTTAATTGAAGGTACCCACACAACATATATCACTATAAGACCAATAAAGCCTACAATTGAGACAACAAGCATAAATAATGCGTAAGATCCAAATACGTCTCTAAGTATAGTATCATTTTCATCATAAAACCAATTCCTTGTGAGGGCAACAAAATTAAATGCACCAACTATTGCAAGAGCTTTGGACACTAGATCAAACACAGCACCTAAATAGGGCACATGCACTTGTTTAGGAACAATTTTTGAGATATCCATTTATATCACATCGATAACTGCTATTAATACCCAATTTCCATAAGGGAAAGGTTTACCATATTTGAAGTCAATTTTCAGTAAATCTTTACGCTGCTCAACCCATTCATTTTTGCAAGAAATACGCTGCATCAAGTACTTTTCAGATATAGGAATAAGATCAAATTTAAAATAATCATCTGTGTGAGTATTATACCCAAGAGGTATAGTAAATATTACATGCCCACCCGCCTTTGTAGTATGTGTCATGCGTTCAAGAGCTCTTATAATTTTCCCTGGACGTTTATCTTCTTCATCATATCCAACGTGCTCAAGAGTTGAGATTGAAACTGTAAGGTCATATTTATTTTCAGGTGTATAATCTACAATATCTATATTCAGTACATCTTTTGATTTTTCAAATTTATCTACAACATCATGTGGAAAAGAGTAGTAATGACCTAACACATTACCTACTTCAAGTATGGTACCTTTATTTTTTAAGCACTCCTCTACATACTTCATAATTATAGGTACTTCTACTACTCTTTCAGTAGAGTATGCAGCATTAGTCCAATATCGTGCATATTTATAGGTATTACCGTTACACACAAATCTTTCATCTGCTCCCGATAAAGAACTTTTAACGAATGCTAAAGTGTTATCAATTAATAACCACTTAGCAGTTCCTATACGCTCCAAAATACTCTTTTTCTTGTTCGAATACATTTTCCCCACTCCACAAGTATCTACTCATATTCTGCATAAATTCTAACTGTTTCCCTGCATGTCTTTTCCCATGAAAACTGACTGGCTCTTGCCACCGCCCTTTGTGACCATTTGTGCTGATATTTGAGTGCCTTCTCAATACCTTCTACCCAGCCTTCAGGCTGATATGGATCCACAATAATACCCCCAGATCCAATCACTTCAGGCAAAGCTGTTGCACACGCCCCTACAACTGTAGTCCCGCACGCCATAGCCTCAACCACAGGCAAACAAAACCCCTCGTGTAATGAAGGTGCTAAGAAAGCGTCACATGCTGAGTATAATTCAGGCATGTCCTGCTCAGGAACAGTACCAAATTTGCCTCTACCGTAGCCAATGTCTATAATACTATACGGCAGCTCCTTCAACATTGCAGTGTTCTTCCACTTCATGCCGGAACTTACGGCTAAGAGATATTTTTGGTCAAGGTCAAGCCCAAGTTTTAGCTTACACTCATCCTTATTCCTGGGATAGTATGTGGCATGATCCACACCTAAATATATGACAGTGATTTTCCACTCTGGGATTTGGTATACCTGCACAAGGTCGTTCTTTGTGCTAACGGAATCTGCTATATACCTCTCCATTTTACCTAATAAATACTCATTGGGGAGCCATTTCTCCCTTATTGAGCGCCCTAGCCCAAACCAATAATGCTGAATCAGATCGTGCGTCGTCACTATACAATTTTTAATATTACAGCATGGACCTAAAAATGCAAGCTGATGAGTGGTGATGTGAGTTACATCACCCCTTTTATACCCCATCAGCGTTTTCAGTACGTTATTTTGACCTCGATATCTCACAACATCAGTTAGTTTTGAGGTGCCTTTGAAAAGTTCGTTTTCATACCTACATAAGCCAGATGGGGTACAATTTTCCCTGGTCAGGTTCCATTGTGCTACTACCACATAATCACCTTACTGCAAGATCTGAGGCTACCATCATGTTCACAAGATCCTTAAACTGTGTACGAGGCTGCCAACCGAGTTTAGTGCGGGCCTTTGTTGCATCCCCTATTAACAGTTCAACCTCAGCAGGTCTGTAAAATGCAGGGTCCACATCCACAACAATCTTCCCTGTGTCTGCATCCCTTCCAACCTCATTCACACCTTCCCCTGACCATTCAATTTTAACGCCTGTGGCTTTAAAAGCCATTTCTACAAACTCTCTAACTGTTCGGGTTTCACCTGTCGCTATTACATAATCATCAGGCATATCCTGCTGCAGTATGAGCCACATGGCTTCAACGTAGTCACCTGCATAACCCCAGTCTCTCTTTGCATCCAGATTTCCTAATGAAACTTTCTCTTGTTTTCCCCTAGCTATTGCTGCAACAGCCATGGTAATTTTTCTGGTTACGAAATTTTCACCACGCTGAGGGCTTTCATGGTTAAAAAGTATACCATTGCAGGCAAACATTCCATATGCTTCTCTGTAGTTCACCACGGACCAATAAGCAAACATCTTGGACACACCATAAGGGCTCCTTGGGTGAAATGGCGTTCTCTCGTTCTGTGGAGTTTCCTGAACTTTTCCATATAGTTCACTGGTTGAAGCCTGATAAAATTTTGTGTCCTTTAGTCCTGCCTGCCTGATAGCTTCAAGTACACGCATCGTGCCTAACCCATCGACATCTGAAGTGTACACCGGATTCTCAAAGGATACCTGCACATGACTCTGAGCGCCTAGATTGTAAACTTCATCAGGGCGTATGTCACTCATTAAATGTCCTATCGAAGCAGAATCTGCTAAATCTCCATATCGAAGTACAAATTTATCTTGATACTGTTCAAGAAGGGCCTTTATACGCCCTGTGTTATTTCCTGATGTTCTTCGCTGCATACCGTAAACCTTATAACCCTTACCCAACAACAACTCTGCCAGATAAGCCCCATCCTGACCCGTAATTCCGGTAACTAAAGCTGTCTTCATGTTATCCCCGCCTAGCACTTACCATCAGTTGACCCTCAGGTGTCTTTGAATAATTACAACTAAATCCTAAACCATGTAACCAAGTTACAAAACTCATGGGATTTGCACCATTAAAATTGTGAACCTCTGCCTCTATTGCCCTAAACCCTTCAAGATCCTCTGGATCAATTGACCATTCTCCACCCTCGCAGTCTATTTTTAAAAAATTTGGTTGCACAGGGCATTCTGACAGTATACTTTTAAACTCCTTACAAGGTACTAGCTCATCACGCCCACAAAAATGAATTCTTTTCCAACGTTCTGTAAATGGTCCAACCCAGTCTAAAGCGAAAGGTAGACATACTGCATTTTCTAAACCATTTAGTTGAACATTTGCCTGTAACTCCTCATAAAATAAGGGCTCTACAGCTATTACATACCTCACTTTTTTTGCTGCAAGGACAGTGAACGCTCCTAGATTAGCCCCTATATCTAATACCACATCATTAGACTGCAGATCATCTGTCTTATAATCTTCAATCTGCTCAAACAGATTATAGTATTGCTGCAGAGCTCTTGAATAATAAAAGCTCCCATTCTCAGTCTGTATAATTTTCACTCTTTTTGTATCAACTAAAGCCTGGTCTGGATAGTAGTGACGGTTTAATACATTTCCCAAGGACTTTAACCAGTTACGATTAAAAAAACTTACAGCGTTCACGATATCTACCTCACCCATAAAAGTTATTTTTTATAGGAGTATTGATGATAAAGGTATAAATAGGTTGTGTTAAAATTTTAGAAAAGAAAAATTGAGTACTGCTTTCAGTACTCTTCATTACCCTGGGATGAGTTTATTCTGTCTTTAGCGTCATCCAACCCTTCACGACTCAAATTTAGCATATCCTGTGCATACTGCAGTTTTAGTTCACTTGATTGCAGATATTTTTGCCCTAAGTCCTGCTCATCAGTCGAGCCATTCAAAAGTACTTTAGCCTGTTCAATGTTCTGAGCACTCTCATTCATTGCAATAGACGCATCCTGAGCACTCCCTGAGCTGAAATCCAGGTACTTTGCACATAAATCATCAAAGAATGAATTGACAACGTTTGACACATTTGTTTCTACTGTTGTATTATTTGCCGTGGCAGTACAATTTCCTGCAGTGCAGTTCTCATTTATTGGAAATACCCTTTCATTGCTTGTAGATTCACTAATTACAATATTGTCTTCTTCATCATGTGAGTCTTTTCCGTCGTCCACAAATACAGTGTAGTAAGATGTAGGCACTGCTAGAGCATTGTATCCATACCCCATTGCGCTCCAGTTACGCTCTGAGGCATATTGTGTGTTGTTCTTCAGGCTTGTCGTGTATGGACTGTAAGATGAGCCCAGACTGCTGCCATAGCAAACATTATCATGGATACTAACACTGCCACTGCTAGGGTTTGCGACAAACACTACAGGATCAGTGGACCTGAGAAACACATTTTTAGTAATCTCTATATTGTCAGCAACACCTCTAATTCAAGATACCCTGCGCCTGTACCTGTGCGAGACTGAGTAAACGTGCTATTTGCCACCTTACACTCAGTTGCACCGTCAAATCTTATACAGGTGTTTATCATTAGGTCAAATTTACAGTTATTTACAATGAACCCACTTGATCTGAATATACTGATTGAATCATGCCCTGCACATTCAAACAAGCAGCTATAAATATTCACATCTGATGAATGTGAACTTCGTATGCCATCACTAACCAGCAGTGTAAAGTAGCAGTCGTGGATTGTAACATTAGACGCACCCTGGAGTTTTATACCGTTGCGAGCCTCTCTTAATCCCCCTATTGAAGTAGTACCCCCATTACTGTGTTGTTCGTCCTTTGTTTTAGCAGGCCCCAGGAAGGTAAAATTACTGATTTGAACGTTCTTAGTCCCGTTTAAATATAGCATGGCAGGGCTACTTTCAGAGGATATATCACTGAAAGAATCAGTATAAATTATTGTCTTATTTCCACCCTCACCACGTAGCTCAATTCCGCTTTTTACGTTAATTGCAGAATTTATTGAGTATATGCCCGCATGCACGAGAATAGTATCGCCTGAATTCGCAGCATTTACACCTTCAGTGATTGTTCTGTATGTGTAGCCGTCACCTACGTTAATAGTTTGAGCGGATCCAACTCCCACAAACGCAAAAAACACCAATAACATTGATAGTTTGCATAGTAGTTTCATGTGTAATAACTCTCCGAAAAATATAATTAATAGTGTTGCCAGCCCCACGCTGATATGCTTATATATTGGTTGGCATTGTATATAAAGTAACCTGAAACGTTAATATAGTTTAACGATGTATTTTTAAAGCTACTTACGAAACCATTAAGTAGTTAGAGAGCATATATTATAGTAGTAATCGGAGATGATCTAATGGCTATTTATGAAGTGTCTGCAACTTTCAGAGGTAAAAGAATTCGAACTGATTTAAAATTCACTTCGAAAGCGCAAGCAGTGATATACGCTGAAAATACAAATCGGAATTATCCTGGCGCAAATGCAAGAGTCGTCAAAGGTGGAAAGAAATAATGAAAACATATGAAGTGAGTGCGGTTGGTCAGCAGGGCAAAAGAATAAGAACAAGGGTTGCGTTCAAAACTAAAAAAGAAGCTCAAAAATAACTGAAATCACAAAATCACTTCAGTGAGAGTATAAAGGTGATAAAAATGGTAACTAAAAAACCAGTTAAAAAGTCTAAGAAACCTACCAGTCATACTCATGCGAGATCTGTAGTGAAACACATAAATAAAGCCACTAAAACAGATCTTCCAAGGAAGTATGCTGAAAAATGGTGCAAAATTTTGTAATTACATAAAATTCTTTTACGGGATCACAACCCGTAAAATCTCTTTTTATAAGTCTATTTAATCACCTAATTGTCTTTTCTTATCATTATTATAGTAGCTATGTTTCTGCAATAGTGTCAGCGCACACGCAAAAATAATTTTTTTACCCTGAAAACGTATAAATACATACCGTGTGTATTAGTGTATAGAGGTATACAAGTATGGTAGGACAATCAACAGCAAGAAAGAATGCACGAAATACACAAGAACTTGAAGAAATGTTCAACAAAAGACTTCTTGAAGCCAAGCAAAGAAAAATCGACCTTGCAAGAAAGATGTCTGAGTTAGAAAAAGATTTTGCAGCAGCAGATGCAGAAGAAAACACCTGGGACGCAGCATTGTTTGAACTACAAAACGTGGGTGTGCCAAGCGGCCCGAAATCACGTAGAAAACCTAAAGAAGGCGAAGAAATAGAAGAGGATGAAGAAGACGAAGAGAGGGATTAACCCTCTCAAGTAATTCTTACTTTTTAAGACTATGCTCTTTTTCCTCTGACAGTATTGTTTCTAATCCACAGTGACTGCAACGAAATCTATTTCCGTAATATTCTGAAGGAAAACCAAGTACAGGTACCCATTTATGTGGGCCTTCTCCATCTTGCCCTCCGCATGGGAGTTCACAAGAGTCAGTACTTATTGAAATTTGGATAGAATAACCAAATGTTTTCCCACATTCAGGGCATTCTGCTTCATATTGTTCAGATTCCTGAACATCCTCATTCTCATCTTCAAACTCTTCCCCACAGTACGGGCATGTTACATTAAGCATCATTTATACCACCTTAGCAATTTTCAGGTTTCCAACCTACTACTATCCACTCAACACCTTCATAAGTTTCAGCATGCTTCTCAAAGCGCTCAACCTCATAGTCCTCATTTTCAAGCGTATTAAGCATGTCTTGCAGTTGATTTGCTTTTACTATCTCCACTCGCCAGGTTAATCTCACTTTTCTCATGTCTTTTCCTCCGAGCATTCAAAATCCATGTGCTTTACAGTGGCATTCCCTGCATAGAGGGACTTGATTTTCAATATCCCTGTTATAGCTTGGATATAAGTTCTCAATATGATGAATTTGCAGATCCTTTGATGATCCACACATGGCACATTTGTGCCCATAGATTGTAAGCAGAATCTCTCTATCATGCTCTGGGCATGTATTTGGTCCAGGCATGCGACCCATGAACAATTTTGAGGTCCTTGGGCGAGTTGCAATATATTCGATATAGTCGCTAATCAACTGTTTTTCATCATCTTTTGATGAATCAAAACACATTATACGGTTTTTTAATTCGTTGATATGGACAGTCTGACTGTCTATAATCTGTTTTACATACCTTACTGCTCTTGCATTCCCGTATGTACTTGAGCGTGTTGTGTGCCTGCTAACATCTGATAAATTCAGATTATCGTTAGCCAGCCTATACTTGTTATAATTTTCAATGTGGAACTGCAGTTTCGCGGCTCCAAATCTAAGATTATCCTGCAGTATGAAATTTTCTATGAATTTTTTCGAGTCCTGCCAACTCGGTTGAACAAAATTACTTTCTTCTGTTATCATTTATTCATTTACCCCCTAAACTATTACAACGTGCTAATGTTATATAAAAGTTTTGATAGAGGGTTGAAAAAAAAAAAAATAAAAAAAAATTAATTAAAGTGTTATGGGATTCACATTTAACAATTTTGTACTGTTAGATCACCTATTACTGTTTATAACTTTCAATTAAAAATATGACTGCGCTAGCTCTCTCAAATATATCAGACGCCATTTGCTTTGTGCGTGTATCTAAAACTATGCCTAACTCTTTACAAAGAGCTTCAGTAAAACGCTCTTTAACTTCTTCGTATTCAGCCAACTCAGCAATTGATTGATTAATAAACACTTTCCCGCCTTTAGTTTTAAAAGCCTTAACTTCCTCAACCATTCATAACACCTACTTAATTTTTAATTACTTCTTCTCCTATGAGCATATATACATGTTTGCCTTTTCTTAGTGCTTCTGACACCTCAGACCCTACCCAAATACGGTTCTTTGCATCTGTTACCCGCCCTTCTAGTAGTTCACAATAAATTACATCTTCAAAATTTTTAATGTCTTTTCTCACACTTTCACCGCCATTGATTTACAGCCTGAACATGTTCTAATGTAGCACTGTTTATTTTCACAAAAATAAGAAACAGTTGATTTTGTGAGTATTTGACCAGGTATCTCAGTCATAAACTTACACTTGAAGTCAATCCCCATTACAGATCACCTTTATTAATTCCATCTGTAATGCATGACATCAGAAAGACTTTCTGCAGTTCAATTCCCTTGAACAACTGATCCGCAGTTAAAAATTTAGAACCTATCTGAAGCACTGGAGCGTCTAATGCAAAAACACCATTGAACCTTAGTTCTGTTAGACCTTCAGGCGACTGCATGTCCTTCATATCATATTGAATTGCCATAACGTTTAAAAACTCTTTTAGCCTTCTGCACTTCGGGCAGACGGCTGTAGTATATATAGTAATTGTCATTCTGCATAGCTCCTGTTCATTAGTCTTCCTATATCCCATTCAATATTTCCACTTTGTAGTATCTCGTCGGTGAGAACATCATTCACGAACATTCTTATAGACCCATAGAAAGGCTCAAAATCCAGCCTGTCTCCAAAAATTACTTGTGAGATCATCTACCACCTACATATTAGAAATCATACTACACATCCAGGATGCTGCAAGCAGTATAAGAAATAAAGTTGTAAAACATAGAAACATATCGATAACAGCTTTACGAGTATTAGAAGGTCTGTGAATAATGTATGACCCATCAGAGAGCACATAATACTTGCACTGTTCCTGACACATTCAGTTCACCCTCTGCATGACCTTAGCTTTTACTTTATTTGCTTCTTCATAATTCCTCATGGCTACCTGCCTGACATACTCTTTAACCATTGACAACCCAAATACAATCTCATCCATCATCATATTCATTACCCCCACTCAAATTATAATGTTCACTGATTAACTGATTTATTGCATGTTCTACATCTGTATTGAGGGCATCACTAACTTCAAACAGTCTGTTTAATGTGCCCTCGGTTATCGTAATTTTACATAACATATAGCGTTTCACTCTAGTATATTTGTCTTAATTATTTACATCTGACAGTCGGTTCCTCTAAATATGTAAGCATAAATCTTGTTTGAGATTTTAATATACATTTTATAAAGTTTCTCTGTTATCATTTATACCACCGTATCTATTACTTTTTAAATTCCGTTTTTCTTACTGTGATTAATACTACACGCTGGTTGTATATAAAGTTAACTAGACGGGGTCAGGTTAAGGGGTTATCTAGAGTACATTGCCTCATACTCAGTGTACCTTTTATGCATATCCTCTAAAGCGTTGCGTGCTTGCTCCACAGCGAGTTCATCGGTAGCTAAACCAGACTCTTTGAATTTAGCTGACAACTCTCTCACATGCCTCTCCTGTGACCTGATATCTCTCTGTCTTACAAAGCTCATGCCATCACCATGTTTAACAGTCATTCTCAAAAATGTTCTCATCTTGGGGTTTTCCAAGTTCCTGAAATCTCATTGTTAAAAACCCGATTAAGCCGATAAACACTATGCACAGGTACCATGGAGCGTGCAGAGCATATGCAGCACCTTGGCAACACATACCTACGCCTGTGCATAAAAGGATATAATTTGGAATTGTTTCTCTGGTGATTGCAAAGCTCTTTGCATTAAACTTCTTCAAGCTGGGCTTCGAAGCTTTCTTAACATCTTCAACAATGCCCTCTGCAGTCTTAGCAGTGGATATTGTTACCTGTGCACAGTCCCAAAATTTTGGGTTAAACAGTTTGTTAAGCTTTTCAATTGTAGTTTCAATAGTCATAGTTAGTTCCTCCTAATTTTACCTGCTTCGATTGTATTACATTTCTTAGATGATTCCTGGGTGCTTGCTGCCCCAATTACATAACCATCAGAATCAAGCATAAGCACCTGGTCGCCAACAACCTTGTATCTAACCTCTTCAATCTGCGGTTTCACAGGTACATGAGTTTCCTTCTTATCTTCTGTTACGGCTATACATGCAGCACCTAGTACTATGCATGCCATCCCCAATGAAGGACTTACAAGCAGCGCAAAACACCCCAATAGTACTAATACTGACCCAATTTTCTTTAAATCCATACTTACACCTTACACTTTACAATATTCTCGAAGAGTACTGGCATTGTAATAGGTTTAGCAGCACTGCACGTTGAACAGTAGAGTGTGTTTGTATTCCAGCATTCAGAAGCTTTACAGCGGCAGCGCCCCTCTACACTACCACTTAATTTATACCAGAAATTGCACTTTGAACAGTAAATTACCATATTAAACCCCCGTTACTCGAATAAATCTTTAAAACTCAGCCACCCTTTCTTTATACATATTAAAACTAAATACCCCATAAGGTCAACAACATCGTTTTTTCTAAGTTCTGAACTATTCTTAATTCTACTCAACTTATCGTCAACCCTATTGTAGAGCTGACCCTCTGAGTTTGATTTAGAGAATATTTTTACAGGCTCCAGCGCGGAGTTCCCGTAATTTCTATTTTTATACTCCAAAAAATTTGATAAGTTATCACAAACAATTTTTATTTTTACATTTACGTCTTCTGCACTATCTGCCATTTATACCACCACATCTTCCTTCTTGAAAGTGTGCCACTTTAAACAAAACGGGCACAATATCTTTGCACCTTCAGGTGACTTAGGTTTTCGATATACCTCTCCACACTCAGGACATTTTGCCATTGAACCCATTTCAGCACCACTTCCAAATATGTGCTATTTCTATTTAAAGTTATCCTTGATTCACTAAACTCCCTAACTGTTTAACTTTAGGATGTCTGATTCGATGTTGGATTACACCAACAATGGCGAAAAACATAAATATCACATATGAAGTTGCAACAGTGAAATCACCTAATGTATATGACCGAACAGCCATTATAAAATTTGAAAAGATCCAGATTAAATTTGCTTCGTAGGCTTTATCATATGCACAGAAAATTGCGCCAATAACACCTGGTATGATGATAGGTGAAATTAACATACTATTTATACCCCCTTAACTTACAACCTTATCTATGCTCTCTATCTATAAAAAGTTAGCGTAGATTTTACAAAACAGTTTAAAAAAGAAAATTTAGAAAGAGGTTAATTAAACTTCAACCCTCTTTCTATCTTTTAACTCTTGCTTTTTGCCTGCATTCCACCCTTCGACAGCCTGCAGATATCCTGTAACCCTCGACAAGTGCTGAACATTCTCAGAGCCGCACTTAGGACACTTATCATGCAGCCCATCAGTTACAGAACCTTCTTTTATGCACACTGTCATATCTCGTGTGAAAGCAAAATACCCTACCTGAGTATTTTTTGCTAGATTCATAGCAAAATCCATTAATCCCTCTGGTCGAGAGGCACCTTCACCTAGCCAGATATGTAGAATATTTCCACCATCTACAATAGGGAAGAATGTGTGCTCATACAGAATTTTCTCAGGTAATGTTACATTTGCATTTACTGCCAGGTGTGTACCGTTTGTGTAATAAATTGGCAAATCTTTTGTCTTACCTATCTGCTGCAAGGCTGCTTCTATATCTCCTTTTATCACGGTTTTTGCCTTATCTGCAAATTCCTTATGGAGTAGGTCTGATACTGCAAACCTTTGTGCAGTCGTTTCAGCAGGTGTGCGGGCCAAGGCAATAGTTATGCCGTTTTCCTTGGAAAGCTTCTGAGCGTAAAGTTTCATTTCAAACATTGCACGAATTGCAAGTTTATAGGCTTCTTTACTTTCGTGAATTTGGAACCCTGTGTGGTATTGAACCATTTCATTGATTCCTACCACTCCAATTGTATACACAAGGCTTTCAAAGTCCACTGCCATGGAGCCTATTTCACCTGTGTTTGGATCTTTAGGGCGCTGCGAAGCAAAGGGAATTCTGTTTCTGGCTATGAGATTATCCATCCAGGCACGCTTCACTCGAAATAGTTCTACTGCGCTGTCCATAAGCGCTCGGAGCCCTGCAAATAGTGCCTCGTCGCTGTGCTCTGCTTTATAGGCAACTCTGGGGCAGTTTAAGGACGTTACCATCCAAGAACCCATTGAAAAATGAGCACCATTTCTAAAGTGTATTTTCTCTTCAAACTTCAAGTCATCAGATGGATTAGCCGCAAATTGAAATGCGCAGCACTGATAACAACTTATACCTCCTTTAGAGCTTCTATAATCCGGCAATTGGTTATCAAAGTATGGAGTACCAAACTTTGCAGCTAGTTCAAAGGACTTTAGATACAAGTCATGGTAACTAGGAAGATCTGGATTTGCATTGTTAAATTCTTCATCTTCCTGCATAAAGTCAGCCTCAATTGAGATCTCAGGCTTTGGAAAACTGAATGGTTTTCCTATTGCATCCCCCTCAAGCATTACATCCATTAAAGCCTTGAAACCAAGGCGCACTTCTCTCTCAAACTCTCCATATAACTTAAGAGGAGCTTGCGCGCCATCCCAGACTTTACCTTTGTAAACTACGGGCTTATTTTGCCATAACTTTGGTACTCCAGGAGAAAGCTGCACAGAACTAAACACAGTATTATGAGCTACAATACCATTTGCAAGTATGAAATTCTCATTACCCTGCACACTAACATCATAAACATATTTCTGTGTCTCTGTGCTTAACACTTCCTTTACCTCAGTAGGTAATATATGCTCTATTTTGTGGTATATTTTTGGTATTTTATCTGCAATTAAAGCAAGGTGGCCGCGTTTAATAGAAGCAAAGTCTCTTTTCAATGCGTAAACTTCGTGTTTAATACCTGGTCCATACTCTTTATTTATTACCTCTCTGATTATAGAGAAATCGTGATGAGTCTGGTCTGGTCCTACTGGACTTAAAAAATCAATCTGTCTAAGAGAGTTTGTTACTTTTATTTTCCTAGAAGACTGAGCATTAAATTGAATTCTTGTAACTGGGTAATTCCTATTGAAATTTGACTCAGATGACCTTGTAGATACACAATAAAGAAGTCCTAGTCTAAGTGCTATATACTGTATCTGTTGGATTAAATGTGCTGAAGTGGTACAAAATTCATACCTGTTTCTCGATAAATTTCCATCTGTAGATAGAAGACCGTCAAGAACAGCATAAAGAACATTATCTGATGCTGATAAAATTTCATTTGGTATACATTTATTCTGTGCCCTTCTACCTATTTCTGCTAAATAAGGCAACCCTACTGTGCTAAAACTACCTGTTTTAGAGTTCAAATTTCTATTATCATGCCATGTAATAGTTGGTTTACCTGCATCAAGTAAAATTTTGCCTACTTTTACCCTTACAGCTTCATTTGATAAACAAAGTCTCATAGACGAAGCTTTCTCACCGTTGTTATCAGCTAAATTACCATCACCAATACAAACACCTACAAGAAATGCAAGATCTTCTGAAATGTTATGTACTTTCACATCACCATGAAACTTGTTTACTGTTATAATGTGCACAGGCTTCTCACTTGGAGATACCTCAACAAACTCACAGTTTTCAGACAATTTAAATAAACTGTGGTCTGTAGTAGTTGTTACAGTACGCCCGTCATGAAGTGCTGTCTTTACCAGGTCTGTAGCAGGTATATGTATATGAACTGCTGTAAGAGGCTTCCATTCCACTGCGCCTGTTCCTCTATTCAAGGATAAAATTTCTGTGTCATTTTGAACTTTCATAGATCCAGGTGCATTAAGATGGGTGTGACAGATCTCCCCTATAGGAACAATATTTACAACGCCGTTAAGCCTTGTAATAAGTGGCTCTGCGTAGCTTAGACTTTGTCCACCTCTTGCACACATCATCTGCATCATTTCGTAAACGAACATCTGCATAAGTTGTCTAATTTCAGTTTCTGACTTACCTTCAAGGTATGGAGCCAGGAAAGTCAGGAAGTTGTAAAAACCTTGCCCGCCAGCAAAGTTTGTTTGTGCAGACCCCATAAGTTTTACTAAATGAAGTATTGCAACCTCAGCTTTATTAGCAGGCTTCGCTGTGCTTGACTGCACACCTACACCATCAGGTACAAGTCCATAATAAAAACAATATCGAGCGTCCCAATCTTGGCAAAACGGACGAGTACCAAAATATTCAAGGTCATGCCAATGGGTATCCCCATTTAAGTGCAAATCTGCTAGATGGCTGGGCATGAGCAGAAGATTCTGTTCTTTGCTCATCTTATCTGCTTTTCTTTTGTGTGAAGTTTCAGCATTGTTCAGTTGGTTTGCATTATCATTTGCTTCAAAGCCATACCCAGAGTCAATTTCATAGGCATCATACACAGAAGCGCCCACCCTGGTCATGATATTGCGCCACTCTGGGTGATTTTCCTCCAGAAGCACGTTATTAACTACCTCTCGAATGAGCGGTCCTGATATGTGCTTTAGGTTAAGTTTAAATACCACATCCTCCACTATAGAAGATATCCTGTCAGCCTCTTCCTGTGTTGCGGCAGGTTTGTTGTAAAAGAGATTGCTAAGTGCAGTCTCTTTCACAATCTGATCTACGATTATCTGCCTGTTCCAGGACGTAATAAACCCATCTGTATTTTTTACAAAAATATTGGAAGAGTTTTCTAACATACTACTCTACCTCTGGTATTCCATATTCAGCATAGTAAATTTTGAGTCCTTTCTCGATTGCAAAGTTTCTTTCTGTGACTGCCCCCTGCGATTGTGCCCAGTCAGGCAGCATTAATAGTGCATCACCTTTGTTAGCGTCCATTCTGTCTATGAAAGCAAGGTCTCCATTTATCCACACATTATAAGGTATGTATGTGTGTTGATAACCAGAGGTATTTTTATGTGGACATAATACAGACCAGCCCTTCTGCCAGGCTTCAAGAGCGTATTTTGAGGCGGTTAAGATATTTCGCTCAACCCCATGCAATAAGTCAGATGAACTAAAGGGACCTGAAATGTACAGCACAGGCATAGCTTTAATCATGATTATACGCTCCATGTTTGTCTTTTTACATGTTCACTTGCAATGTCACAATCTTTGCAGTGTTCAGATATACACTCACTAGCAGTGACTGAACAAGCGTACTTCCCACCTTTCATTGGAATTTTGTACCAATCTATCATTTTACTACCCTCAACAATAGTCTTTCTCAATTACTACTGTAAGTCCTTCAATGTCGTTAAACAATAATTTTGATGCTGCATAAATCCTATCAAAAAGATGTTCTTCAACATTACCTATAGTCATTACATAAGTTTCTGCATCAAGTTTTGCCCAAAATTTAACACTATAAGGAAAATAAAAGTGCAACCATCTTTGAAACCTTGATTTCAACAACACCCCAAAATCATACTCAATACAAACTACCATCTCCTTACGGTGCATATGCCACTCTACATCTACATTGTTTAACTTTGCATTGTTCTTTACCTGTCTATGAATTCTCTTTAATTTACACTCTTCTTCCTCAGGTTCTTTAATCTCAATCATGCTTCAACCTTCAGCAAGCTCTTTCCCGAAGCAGTTTCTTTCATGTTTTCTTTTCAGTGAGTCCCTAGTAAGCTCCATTATAACTCTTTCATTCTTGAGTTGCTTACTCTGAACCGCAAAATTCATGAACTTGTTGTCATTCTTCAGGCGCTTGCTGACTTCAATTTCTCTTTTCTCTGCATTCGAGAGGTCCTTTGCAATTTGTGAGCCCTTGCCTGCCAACTCGTATTCTTTTTCAACTGTCAGATATACCTTATTTCTTATTTCGGTCAGGTCATCCTCAAGATTTTCGATTTCTCTTGTTTTGCATACACAAGAGAGTTCTAGTTTAGCTATATAATCAAGGTCAGCTAATTCTAAGCCTGTTACTCTCTTTAGAGTTTCAACTGTTTCTTTCTCATACATCTATACCACCCACCACCAATAATTTATAAGTTAGTTATATCAGCACATCTCATGCAGTCATTACAGCCTTGTCTATATCTTCTCACTTCATTTGCAGACAGTACAAGCTCTGCCCTTACTCTGTCTACAAGGTCCTGCAGAATCTTGACGCGCTCTTTTCTTAATTTCAGACACATCTCATTTTCAGCAATTTCTGCATCAATATTTTTCAACTCCGCAGCGAGTGCTGAAATGTGTGAAACTTGATCGCCTACCATGGGCATATAATTTCACCTGCCCTAGCATGAAGTTCTCTAAATAATGGAAGCTGGCGATCTGCCAGCTCAATTCTCTTTTCAGAAGGTTGATTAAACTTTGAGTCTTCAAGGACATTTAGCTGCAACACAATTTTATTTATTTCGTCCAGTGCTGACATTTCCCCCCCCGCCCTGAATTACATGACAACTTCTTCCATCTTTATTGTCCGTGTAACTGGACTGAACAGAGCTCTTAGGTACCCCACTTTATTGGGTCTGTAGCCCGCTTTTTCGGCATAACTTTCCTTCCCCTCCACGATGGAGCGAAGAAAAGTACCTGTATTGCCGAAATAGATGTATTTCCTGGCAAAATTCCCACTTTTTGACATTGTATCAATCACGTTTGAGGTCACGTACATGTCATGCGTGTGTCCACATGCGTACATGTCTGCTATGTGCGACAGAGCAATATTTTCAAGGGCGTTGACTTTTCCTCCGCGCTGCCTGCTGCTGGAGAAACCATGAATAAGATAGACCAGCGTACTGCAACTCTTGCCATATGCGTTATATACTAACCGTGAGTATGCAGAATTCTTTAAGTACGGTATTTCCAGATCCTCACAAACTCCACCAAGTATGTCAATCTCTGAATTCTTGGCATTTCGTTCATCATGATTTCCTGAAATTACACCTGCACACTGAGATGCAATAGGTCTAATGATTTTCTTAAAATAGGCATACTCCTGCCCGATGCCCTGAAATTCTGTGTCTATAGTACGAATATCGAAATTCTTATGACTGTGCGGTGTGCTTTCGCAAGCGTCACCTGTGAAATACCAGTTGCAGCCACTCTTTTCTATATACTTAATCATTTTATTTAAAGCAACTTTATCCACATTATAATTTCCAATGTGCCAATCCCCCGTAAGAATTGTCTCATATGAATTTGTGTTAAAAGTCTTACACTCCATCTATACCACCCCACAACTAAAATTCAAAAATAACTAAGTGTCACCATAAAAATTAATAATTTATTCCAGCACAAGAGCACTGGATATTATTGCATTGCATTCACAGCATCGGACATTGCGCTGCACCGGATAAAACTCATCTCCGCTGGGAGCTTTCGTAATCATTACATGCACATTTTCACTGCAGTTTGGACAAAACATTTCTCTACCCCACAAAAAGAATCTTTAGATGGCTTGTGCCATCCTGGTAGTCTTTAAATTATCTCAGTGTTGAGCCTGGAAACTATGTTCATGCAGACTTTTTCCGTCTGCTCATCAACATCTATTTCACCGTTGGCTATTCTGGTCAAGACTTTGGATAAAACTTTTGCCTCAATCTTCGTCAGATTAAGCAACTCAGACCACCTTTTCACGAAGGGAAATGATCTGCATCTTCACTTCTTCTGTGAGCTTTTCGAAATCGCCTGAAATGATGTCGAACTCGTCAATTTCAGTTGTTTCAGGGTCGATGTGCCTCTCAATGGAGACTTTACAGACAGGTTTTACAACGCCTTTCCCATCGACTTCAGCGCCTACCATTACAGAGGTGATAATGGGCTGCTGCACAATTGTACGAGTTTCAGTAACCTGGATTACCTCACACTCGTCGTCATCCTCTTCATCTTCATCTTCATCTTCATCTTCGAGGTCGTAACCGTGGTCGTAGTCGTCTTCATCGTCTTTGTCTTCATCCTCATAATCGTTTTCATCATCTTCAAAAATTGCCTGCTCTTCAGCATCAGCCTCAATTCGAGCAAGGTCTTCTGCAGTTACGTCGTTCTCATCTGTACTCAGTCCCGAGTCTTCAATAGCGGTTGATATTTCGTCGAATTCTTTTCTGTCCATGTTATCACTCCTGGTGGTTACTTTTGATTTTAATGCAGGCTGGCTGGTCGCGCAGGCCACAGAGCAGTTCACGTATTACTTTAATTTTGTCTAATTCTGCTATGCAGTCCCAGGCAGCATCCAGGTCTGTTTTCTTACAGTGCTCAACGATGCTGTTGAGAACACATTTGGCTTCTTCATCAAGTGATGCAATTGCATCTACAATATCAGCGTGAGGTGCTTCATTAATATTTTTGAGTCTTGTTATCATATCCATGCCATTTACCCCTTAAAATTTATCTTTTCAAGTGTTTATTAATTTGCGTGTAACTCACTTAATTTTAGCAATCATTACTATGCTTCATAACGTATAAAAAGGTTTTGGGTAGTTATTAATATTCGGAAAATGCTTATATATCTCTTTGAAATTCTTACCGAATTCTGGACGAAAAATACCCAAACTTACCCAAACTAGCAGAAACAGTTATATAGTTGAAAAAACGACTATTCAACAAACACGGAGGAATAATTCATGGAGTTGTTTGAAGAAGATAAATTTTACAGCACAAAGGATGTAAAAGAGAAAATGGGCATATGCCGAGCAACACTGGGGAAATATTGTCAAAAGGGCTTGCAATACATTACACTGCCTGGATCAAAATCACGAAGATTTAGAGGTAAGGTCTTGAATGAGTTTTTCAAGGAGGTCTGACATGAACCCGTTAGCTTTGAAAAAATGGGAATTTAGTATCTGGGGGTGTACAGATGGCAGGCACACATCTAGCTGCGAAGCCTGCAAACTTGATAAATGGGAATGTTTTGTGTTCAAAGAAGAGACAAGCCATAAGTTTCTATATACGGCTGAGGGGGATTTTTAAAATGTTGAAATCGGGACTTATTGTTGGTGTACCATTAAAATCACTAAGTAAAGCAGATTTCGAAAAAGTAAGAATGTTTGATCCAAGGTATGACACAATTATTAAAAAGTCTGCTGCAGATTCGGGCGATGAAAGTTTCATAGAAATTAGAAGGAAAATGGAGCCCTATACATTTTCTTTCCTTGGTGAGACATATACAATAATTACCTGCACTCGAAAGGAAGCGGTCAAATCGTTTGAAAATGCAGGACATCACATGAAAGATGTTGAAATGTTTAGTGTTGAGAAAATAATTCCAGGTACGATGGGCAGTACTAGAATAATAAAACTAGCACTACGAGCACATGTAAAGAGGTAATAAACATGCGATCAAAGAAAGTTGAAGCAAAGATAAAATCAGATATAAACTACGCAGCAGTTGGTCCTGATTTTACAGGGCAGGATATAACTGAATATACCAATGAAGGCAGTGACGCTTTCTGCCCATTTATAGACAATAAGCGCCTGGGAAAAATGATCTGCTCGAAGCATGGCGAGGGGATTATACACAGAAGTTATCCTACAAGTGCGTTTTACCCTCCTGGTGTGGCATGGCCTAAGAAGTTTGACGTGAGTAAGTGCAATCAGAAGAATAGACACTATCACTGGGTCCAGCTTGAAAACTTCCAGTCTGTGCAGATCTGCAAGTTTCAGAGGGACCCTGTAACAAGGTCGAATGATGTGTGCGAGAAACACTTTCTCAAATGCCCTGTATATCTGGAGCATGTGAAAGAAGATCCTATAAAGAGGGTGAAGTAATGGATAGCAGACAAGAAATCTTTCAGGAAATTGATGCTGAGAGAATACGCCAGGACCGGCTCTGGGGAGAGCAGAATCATGGAATAAAGCCTGTCGATAGAGAGTCTTCTGAAAACTTTATGTTTGAGTCTATTATAAGCAAGAATGCCTGCGATATTGCAACAAGAGATAAAAATCTGACTTGGTGGCACATCCTAAAAGAGGAGTTTGACGAAGTTTTTGCAGAAGATGCTGCAAAAAAGCAAAGAGAAGAGCTTATTCATCTGACTGCAGTGGCAGTACATATGATCGAGTGCATAGACCTGCAGCAAAAGAGTAGAGAAAAGCAGTGATTAAAAGGTGGTTAGAGGGGGCCTAAAGCCCCCAGGTGGTATAAATGTACTGAGTCTCAAAAAAAGAGTTTTAGTACATATTATAATCTGACGTTTTGATATTTATAACTTGTGGTTGAGTATAATTATGGTTAGTATAAGGAATTAGAATCTAAGATAAGCTTTAAATAGGGTCGCGAACATAATAAATATTCCTTCTTAGTATGTGGGGAATTTCTAGGAGACATACTAAAAATAAACTGGGTGGGGGTATAAATGGACAAATTTTCAATAATAGGCTGCTTAATCAAAAAATTCTGTGGGGTAATCTTCTATGACTATTGAATATCTTGCCGTCATCCCAGAAAATATTCCACAAGAGCTTAAAGAGCTTAAGCAGTGGGTAGTTTGGAAGCCTGAAAAGAAAGAGGGGCAAAAGAAACCAAGTAAAGTTTCGTACTCACTGCAAACTAACGAGCTCACAGGAAACCTTGAGATTGCCAGGGCAGCAGTTAACAACCCTGCTACATGGATGACATTTGACGAAGCACTCAAATTGTATAAATCTAAACGGATTTACAAAGGGCTTAACTTTGTTTTTCCATCAACATCGGTAGAGGGTAACTACAAGAAAATTGTAGGTGTGGACCTTGACCATATTAGGTTTGGTAATGGCGACTTAAACCCTGTAAAAATTGATGAGGTTAAAGCACTTAATACATATGCAGAAGTTTCCCCTAGTGGCTCGGGACTTCGGGCTATCTGCTATGCAGAGTTTCCTGAAAATGAACAGGTGCATAAAGGGGATATAGAGGTATATCAAGTAGGAAAATTCCTTTCGATCACAGGGCACCGATTAGAGGGAGTGCCTTCTACAATAAATCCTGCTCAAGAAGCTATCACAGCATTTAGAGCAAAGTACTTTAAAGCAATAGACAGACTTGAGGAAGCAAAGCTTCCAGTCACAACTGTAAAGTTTACCGATATTGAAATTATAGACAAGCTTGCAAACTCCAGTGTACCTAGTATTGCTGAGAGCTTCAGGAAGCTTTTCTATGACGGAAATATTAAAACAAGTACAGGAAAAGAGGATCACAGTGCTGCAGATTATCAATTATGTAGTCGGATAGTGTACTGGACACAGGATCAAGAACAGATAGATAGGATTTTCAGACAATCTAAATTAATCAGAGAAAAATGGGAGCAGCCCGACGGATTTCTGAATGGAGAAGCTGTAACCTACGGTCAGCGCACAATAAGAAATGCCTGCCTAGATCGGAAGAATGTATATAGAGGGTCTGGATCTATTCAGAAACCTGAGAAAGAGCAGGAACAGGAGCAGTTTGAACTTAATTTATACCCTTACAAAATCACCACCGAAGGTATTTTTAAGAAAGTACCTTCAAAGGATGACCCTCAGACTTTACATGATATGAGAATAAGTTCTACGCCTTGCAAAATAACTGCACTTGGGGATAACGTTGACACTGGAGAAATCTTGTACAAGCTTCAGATCACAGATGCCAAACAGAAAAGCAAACTACTCTGGAAAGCAGGTGATGATCTACTAACTCGCGCAGGAGTCTTACAGCTTATTAAGGACGGTATGATTTTCTCGGAACTTAGTGTAGCAGACATGGAAATACTGTTTAATCAGTATCTTCAAGATCTGCCTGCAGAGTTACCTGAAGAAATTACAGCGTCCAGGTCTGGATGGAAAGCTAATGGCTCAACGTTTGTGGTTGGAAACTACGGATATACGAAAGATGGTGTTACTACAGTACTGCAACTTGAGAATAATACTGCAGAGTTATACGCCCAACAAGGGGCCCTTGAAGAATGGAAAGTTGCAGCAAACGTGATGCTTAAATATGATGCAATTCGGTTTAAATTTTACACTACGTGTACACCTATGCTGTTAGGTCCGCTAGGTATAATATCATTCTTGCAGGAACACTGTGCCCCCTCTGGATCACTGAAAACACTTACAGGGTGGTTCTGTGCTTCAATATGGGGAAATCCAGTAACTCTACAGATGAATGCAAAATCAACACCTAAAGGCATTGAAGCGTTTGTAGGGTATAACACTGATTTACCTGTATTTATTGATGAAGTAAGTACTAATGAAAAAGACATTAAAGACATGATTTACACAATTGCAAACGGTACTGGTAGAGGCACTTCAAACATAAAGCATGGGTATGAAATGCCAAAGACATGGAGTACTGTAGTGCTTACAACAGGTGAAAGTCCTATACTTCCTACTAATGCAAAGATGGGGCAGCTCGTGCGAAATGTCCCTCTAAGAGGCGGCGTTGAAGAAAAGCTAGATCAAGAAATTGTAGCTACAGTTGAAACAGCAATACAAGAAAACTACGGACTCTTTAGAGAGCTCTATATACAGAAAGTTTTCAGATATAAAAAAGATCTTAAAACTTTCTACAATAAGTTCAGGGTGAGCTTTGCTACAACCGATGGTGTCACAGATGAAAGAGCAAAGAAATTCTATGCTGCTATTGCAACTGCTGGGTTGCTTGTAGAACAGATATTCAAAGAAATTGGAATTGAAACAAGAGATCCGTTTGAAGTTGTAAACAGCTACTTTGATACAAATGTAATGTCTTCAACTATATTCGTACCTGATTACCTGAGAGCATTGGACGCTGTATACTCCTGGGTAGATGCAAACAGGATATACTTTGAAGAAACTGAGGGGCAGGAGCATCAGATAAATCACGAAAGATACGGGTGGTTAAGGGGAGAACACGTTTGCTTTATTCCAATAAAATTAGAAGAGTTTGTCACGAAAGCAGGGTATAATTATCTAGGGTGTCTTGAAGAGTGGAAAAATCATGGTATACTGATGACTAGAAATAAAAAGAACAAAGGCGGTTCTGTCTCAGTACTATCTAAAACTGAAATAAAGGATAACGGGCATAACGTGCAGGTTATCAAAATACCAGTAAGAAAAGGAGAGGAAGAGGACACTATAAAAGAAAAAGACGATCACAAAAGCAAGGATGATGACGATAAAATGAGGAAAAGCGCACTAAGGAAACCAAGAAACTCTGAAAGCATTGTTTCTTTGGATAATTATGGAGAAAAGGTGGAAACTGCACCAGTAATGAATAGTAAAGTAGTCTCTGAAGATGAGGCAGTACTGTGGTTAGAGGAGGAAGGTCTTTAAATATCTTGACCTTCTTTTAAATAAATATTAGATGGTGGTATAAATGGGTGTAATTTTTCTAGATACTGAAACAACTGGATTAGATTACAAAACATGTAAGCTGGTTACGGTACAGATGATGACGGAGTCTGGAAAATCAAAAATTATCAAAGATCCTGAAACACTGAATAAACTGAAATCAAAACTTGAAAACAACTTAATAATAGGTCATAACCTGAAGTTTGACTCTAAATTCCTAAAGTATCATTACGGTATTACACTATATAATGTTTATGATACTTTTATTGCTGAAATAGTGTTATCTGGTGGGCTTATAGGAATCAGAAAAACCTCACAACCTTATCAAAGTGCCACCTTAAAAGACGTAATACACAGATATTGTGGGGTAGATATCAGTAAGGAGGAACAGTGTGGATTCAAGAGAGGGCTTAATCTTACACAGGAACAAGAGGATTATGCAATAAGTGATCTTAAATACCTTCCTGATATTGTAGCGCAGCAAAAAGCCAAAGCAAAGCAACTTGGACTAGAGAACATTATTAACATAGAAATGAAAGCACTGCCTGCAATGGTATGGTTAGAGCTCTCTGGAATGTACATAGATATTGAGAAGTTAAATTCTATAAAAGTAAGCCTAGAGTCTAAAAGATCTGAAGCACAGTTGAAGTTGTATCAGGCATTTTCCTCAAGTAAAATTAAACTAAATAGCTCATCACAGCTTGTTAAAGCTCTAAATAATTTAGGTATTCCTGTAAGAAAAGCAGATGAGGAGGAATTATCTAAATTTAATGATCCTGTAATTGAAGTGTTAAAGGAGTACAAAGAAACTGAGAAATTATTAAATACCTTTGTCAATAAAATGCCAAATTATATAGATAAATCAACTGGAAGAGTACATTCAAACTTCAAACAAATAGGTGCAAAAACTGGAAGACTCTCAAGCTCAAAACCAAATCTACAGCAACAACCATCTAAATATGGAGAATGGAGATCTATATACAAAGCTGCACCTGGAAATAAGATTATAACTGCAGACTATTCTCAAATAGAGTTGAGAATAATAGGGCAAGTATCACAAGAACCTGAGTACATAAATGCATACTGCTCTGGTATGGATCTGCACTCTCTTACTGCATCAAAGGTATTTAAGGTGCCTATTGAAAAGTTTAAGAAACCCATGCCTGAGGAGCAAAAGAAACAGAGATCTATTGCAAAAACCGTAAATTTTGGAATTGCGTATGGTATGTGGTCGCAGGGGTTACAGAGAAAATTGCAGACTGCAGGAATTGAAACAACTGTAGAAGAAGCAGAACAAATAATTCGGAATTACTATAAGTCATATCCAAAGGTTTCTACGTACCTACAAAATGTAAGTGAATCAGGGCTTAGAGAACTTAAAGTTATTAATAAAGCAGGAAGATTGATGCTCTTTGAGCCTCCACTGGATGAAAGAGAAAAAGGAAGTATTAAGCGAGAATCAAAGAATCTCCCCATACAGAGTCTATGTGCTGATATGGTAAAGACTGCAATAGCTGAAATCTTCTTAAAGTTAGAGCATCTTGGGGTACTTTTTATTAACACTGTACATGATGAAATTGTGTTAGAGTGTAAAGAAGAGCAGGTAGAATATGTGATTAAAGTAGTGAAAGAAGAGATGGAGATTGCTGGAAAGAAGTATCTCACAGATATGCCATGTATCTCAGAGGTATCCTACGGAGATATGTGGGAGAAATAACCGAATCTCTATAAAATCTTTAAGTCTGTTTAGTGAGAAATTGGGACTCACTAAATTAATTTTTTTAGCATGTTACCCAATTTAGGTTACTCTAAAATTTCAGGTAGAACCTAAGTTCGACCAAAATTCTACTAATTTTCAAAGATTTTCACCTCGAAGTCGAACCTAAACGTCGAACCTGCAGGTCTGCGTCGAACCTGCGTCGAACCTGACATATGCATCGGGCGGTGCCGTCGAACCCGTCGAACCCGTCGAACCCATTTTTTCTTTAAAGATTTTACAGAAAAATTTTGTCAAAAATTCAGAAATTTTCAAAATTTAACTTTCTAAAATTTTTAAGATTTAACAATTTATAATTTTTTAGAAAGTTAAGATTTAGAATTTTCAATTTTTTTTTTCTCACAAGTTTCCTACAAACTCCTACATCTCAGGTTCGACAGGTTCGACGAAATGAGTAAAATGTCTACTGCTGTTGATTATGAGGTTCTACATAGGTTCGACGCAGGTTCGACGGGTTCGACGGATATACACAAGAGGTATTAATTAATTAATTTTTAGTAAAGAAAAAGAAGAAGAAGAAGAAGGCTTTCTCTTTTGTAGGCATAATTAAGATTAAGTCTGCTGAAGTCCATTTTATCTAAAATTGAATAGAAAAATTTTGAGGTTTTAGCAGGTTCGACAGGTTCTACTTGTGAAGTGAAGTTATAAGAAATTAAGACAACGAAAAGTTAATAAGCTTTAAGACTGTTATAATTAACAGTTGAAATAGAAAATTTTAGGTGGTATGGGAATGGTAGAGATCTCCAGAGCTTTTGACGAAACTGATAATTTTGTGCATATTAATGAGACAAGCCGTTATGGAAAATTTTATTTTAGTAACACACCGTTTTTAAAGAGTTTCGCTTTTTGTTAAAACACCTTAAATTTTATACTTTATTCTGTTCACAAAGTTTTATATACTTACAAAACCTAGTTATCTATAGTAAGGTGGTATAATATGGAAGAAGATTTCTCGCAAATAGTGAAAATTAGGCTAAACAAGGCAAGCGGTGACTATTCTGTGAATATCCCGTTTGACCTTCGTGAACTCGTAAAGAACAATAAATACGTAGAATGCAGGCGTGACCCTGCAACAGGTGGAATTTTGTACATTCCTCTAAACATGGGTGGCGTGAAAGTAGCATCATTAAAGCACTTAAACGCCATATGAAATAGGCTTGAATTGGTGGTATAAATGGAGTTGAAAATAGATCAGGAGTTTAGGGACCTTATTCCTCCGCTTTCTGTGGATGAAGTCCTCAACCTTGAGCAGAGTCTTTTGACTGAAGGCTGCAGGGACGCAATTCTAACCTGGCAGAATTTCATAATCGACGGGCACAATAGATATGCAATCTGTACAAAGCGAGGCATACCGTTTAGAGTAGAGGCAAAGCAGTTTGAGTCCAGAAATGATGTCTGTATCTGGATGATACAGAACCAGTTCGCAAGAAGGAATTTGAGTAATTACGTAAGAGGCGGGCTTGGTTTAAAACTGGAAGAATTCTTTAAGCAGAAAGCTGAGGAAAATCTTAAACTATCAGGGAAGTTGTATGGAGAAAATCATTCCAAATCTCAAGAGGGTTCGGCGAATTCGCCGAACCCTCTAAAAGCAGAGATTAAAACAGTAGACACTCGTGAAGAATTAGCTAAAGTTGCTGGCATTGGCTCCAACACTATTTCAAAAATCAAGGAAATCAAGACCACTGCACCTGCAGAAGTCCTATCAGACCTCGAAAAGAAGCTCATCACTGGTGAAATATCCATAAACCAAGCTCACAAATTTGTGCGTACTGTTAAGTCAAGAAAGAACAGCGGTGAAGTTGCCAAGAAGATCCTAGAAGAATTCTCCAAGAATCCCTCTGTGTCACTCGAAAATAAGACAAAAGACGTAATAAAAGAAATTCAAAGAGAAGAGCGTGCCCAGGCTGTGCAAGAAGCCCTAGAAAAAGAGCGTGTTGCACAAGAGAAAGCCAAACTAGAGAGAGAAGAAAGAGAAAGGCTTGAAGCTGAGCGCCTGCGAAAAGAAAGAGAAGAGAAAGAGCGTCTGGAAAAGGAACGTCTTGAGAGAGAAAAGCTAGCAAGAGAGAAAGCCAGGCAGGAAAGAGAAGCCCAACAAAAAGCAGCCAAAGAGAAGTTTGAGAAGGAATGGGCAGAGAATGAGCGCATCAGAAAAGAGAAAGCTGAACAAGAAAGAATTGAGCGCGAAAAACGTGAAAAAGAGCGTGCTGAAAAGGCAAAAATTGAGAAAGAACGGATTGAGAAAGAACGCCGAGAATTTGAAAGGCAAAAGAAAGAGCGCCTTGAAAAGGAACGCCTTGAAAAAGAACAGTTAGAGAAAGAGAGGCTTGAGCAAAAGAAACTTGCTGATGCTGAAGCAGAGCGCAAACGCCAGGAGAAACTTAAGCTCGAAGCTGAGGAGAGAGAGCGTAAGCGAGTTGAGAGCGAGAAGCGGGAAAAGGAAAGGCTTGAGAAACTTAGGCTTGAAGAGGAACGTTTAGCAAAAGAACGCGTTGAACATGAACGTCTTGAGAAAGAAAGACTAGAGCGTGAACGAATCGAGCAAGAACGCTTGGAAAAGGAACGCCTTGAACAAGAGCGTAGAGTATTTGAACTTCATGAGAAAGAGAGATTGGAACATGAGCGTTTAGAGCAAGAAAGACTCGAACTTGAGCGCATTGAAAAGGAGAAACTTGAACAGTTCAGGTTAGAACAGGAAAGAATAGAGAAAGAGCAACTTGAACAGTTCAGGCTTGAGCAAGAGAAGCTCGAACAGGAGCGTATAGAAAAGGAAAAGCGTGAGTCACCTATTAAACTTATACAAGGTGATTTTAGACAAGTTGTAACTGAGTTGGAGCCTTGTTCAGTTGATTTTATTGTAACAGATCCTCCATACCCAAAGGAGTATTTACCGCTGTATGAGGATTTAGCTAAATGCGCTGAGAGAATATTAAAGCCTGGTGGTTCTCTGCTTGTGATGATTGGGCAGTCGTATTTACCAGAAATCTTGCAAATGATGACAAAGTATATTCAGTACCACTGGACACTAGGATATTTCACTCCTGGTGGTCAATCTGCACAACTATGGCAAAAGAAAGTAAATACATTTTGGAAACCTGTGCTCTGGTTTACGAAAGGTGAATTCACTGGTGCTTGGATTGGAGATGCAGTAAAATCCAATACAAACGATAATGACAAGCGTTTTCATGATTGGGGGCAGTCTGAAAGTGGAATGCTAGACTTAATGAAGCGATTTGTGGGTCCAAGTGATACTGTACTTGACCCATTTATGGGTGGTGGCACTACTGGAATGGTGTGCAGTGAATTAAACTGTAAATTCATAGGTATTGAAAAGAATATGGATACGTTTAATATTGCAAGAGTTAGACTCGGTGATATCAATGTCATCTGTGGATCGAACAAATTGGAGAGATGAAAAGTTAAGTTTACGTCATAGAGACTGGGGTATGGATTGTCCAGCAGTAGACATTGATTTCTTGTTATGTGAGTACAATCATAGCAAACCTGTTGCATTGATTGATTACAAACTCCGAGAGAATGCAAATAAAGGTTATAGACACGACTCCTCAATTCGTACAGTAGCTAACTTAGCTGACTGTGCAAATATACCATTTTTTGTGGTATATTATAATTGTCTGAACAACTGTTGGCAATTTATGCTTGTGCCTATAAATAAAATAGCATCTGACAATAAAGTAGAATATCATAGCAAGTGGTTAACTGAGAGCGAATATGTTAATTTTTTGTATTCGTTACGCGGGTATAATATTCAAAAGTATATAGGTGTAGATGCAACGCTAAAACCGTTATGTAGTGAATTACCTATTACTATCAATTATAACACTAACTTGGATGAGATTGAAAGAAAAGGTAATGAAACGATTTTACGTGCATTTTCAATAGAGAGCTAACTAATCTGGTGGTATAAATGCATGAATATGACATAATCGCCTACACAGACGGCGCGTGCAAAGGCAATCCTGGTCCAGGCGGCTGGGGTGTTCTTCTTGTGAGTGGTGACATTCACAAAGAATACTGTGGAGGAGAACTTAACACTACAAATAATCGCATGGAGCTAAAAGCTGCAATCGTAGCCCTTCAAATGTGCCCTGAAACAGCCTCAGTTCTTGTGTGTACGGACTCTACCTATCTTGTAAAAGGCATAGTAGTCTGGCTCTCTGACTGGAAAAAGAAAAGCTGGAAAACTTCAAGCGGGCAGCCAGTAAAGAACAAAGATCTATGGGTAATCCTAGATGACCTGTGTAACAGACGTGAAGTTTCCTGGCAGTGGGTCCGTGGGCATGCTGCAAATTCAGGAAATGAAACCGCAGATAGACTGGCCAATAAAGGTGTTGAAGACGTATGCATGTGAATTATGCAGGCACTGTCCCTATTTCGACTGTGGATTGGAAAGGAAGGTCCACAGTTACAGTCTTTTTTAGAGGGTGTCCTCTTCGCTGCCCTTATTGTCAGAATCACCTTTATCTTCATGGGTCAAACCTTGTAGAACTAACTTTTCTGGAAGATCAAATTAAGAAATCAAAGCCCTTTGTGAGTGCGGTTGTATTCTCAGGAGGAGAACCTTTAATGCAGCAGGCAATTATTCCACTTGCAGAGTTTGCAAAAGATCTTGGGCTTTCAGTTGGAATCCACACAAATGGCTGTTACCCTGAGATGGTAAGTGAACTGATTAAACGAAAAGTAGTTGATAAATTTTTTATTGATATAAAAGCTTACTTGGATGATCCTTTACTTTACGGAAAAGTTGCAGGCTGCAGAAATCCTGAACAGATTATTGCCTCAGTGATAAAAACGCTCGAAACTGTAGATTACTATAACATGGAAATGGAGCTCCGTACAACACTTATAAGGGACTTTATTGGGAGTGAAGAAGACGTTTTTAGCATAGCTGCCTGGATTTCAGAGCACATAGAAGATAAAAAGGTTACTTACGTGTTGCAGCAGGGAATTCCTAAATACAGCTTAGATGAAACCTTGAGGGAAAGACTACCTCTGGAAAGGTGTGAATTGTATGAACTTGGAAAAATTGCAAAAGTTTTTTTGGAAAATGTGAAAATAAGAACAAAAGAAAGCGGAGAGGAGACAGTACTTAAATAAACTGTATAAAAATTTATATTTTGAGTGTCACAAACAAGTTTATATACTTTGAAATCATTTTAATAATAAGGTGATAAAATGGCAGTTACAGAGTATAAAACTTTTAATGGTGTAAAATTTTATATAGATGCAGCCTCATGGCTAGGATTATCTAAAGCAGATGCAACTAAAATCAGGGACGATTGGAAAAAAACAGGTCATAAGGCAAGGATTGTAAAAAATGAACAGGGTAAATATGTAGTTTATAGGGAAACACCTTTAAAGCTCTCAAAATCTGGGCGTGTTAGGTGGTCTGACATTACGAAAAAAATCTAAAAAGGAAGAAAACATAGTTGCTTTAATATCAAAGTGAGTTTTATTATATTCTCTTACTTTCTTTTTTTGTCTTATTCTTTTTTTTACATCCAAAACTTTTTTTAGTATGTCATACATATACTTATTACTTATAGAAAATTTTATATAAGTGGGAGTTTCGTATGGCAACAATAACACTGAAGCCTGTAAACAGCACAGGCATACAAAAAGCATTTGATAAAACAGGTGTAGGTAAGCCCTACTCCGAAGTGCATTTCACTGCAGGTACATACCCTATAAATTCTCGGATGTACCTAAACAGTGAAACTAAGATAACCTGTGATCCCAATGTGCTGTTAAGCCTGGCAAAGAACATAAATTTTGGTGGGCAGGTCCCTATAATTGGGCAGCGCAGTACATCTATCTATGGACTGGATATATCTGGTTTTAATTACTTTGGGAATTATACTCAACAAGGCACAACACCTGATGACCACGGCACAGGGTATGGAAACTTCGTAGGGCTTAAAAATGTTAAAAATTCAAAGTTCCATGACATGAATATCCATGACACTGAAGGAGATGGCTTCAGAATCGTGGGCACAGGTTTGGAGTTTTTCAATAACACTGGCTCTATGTACGGGCATGAC